CTCCAGTGCTTGGCGCAGGGCGTTAATCGCTTCCGAGTAGTAATCTTCATCACTAAATTCCATGCGAGCCACATCGTTTGCATCCTCCAGCGCCTCAAGCGCCAGTTGCATAGCTTCTCTGCTCATGATTGCCACTTATAAGGTTCAAGAAATGCAGCAGCACAGACTGCTGCCATCGCAAACCATCCACCTGCTGCCATTGCCATGGATATACCAAGGCCAAGCAACGCAAACATGCGGAACCACATATCAAATTCGCTTAACTTCATTGCTCCCTCGCTTTCAGCATCGCGTCTGCCATTTTGTAGTAACGCCTTGCACTATCTTCCATCGTTTCCCCGTTAGCTCCAGCAACTTCAGCAGCCCAGTCGCCCTGCATCGCCTTGGCTGCAAGATAGTCGCGCAGGGACATGCCTGGCTGGATTAGGTACGAGTGTGCAACGGGAAATGCTCCCCCGCCATCTGTTGGTGTCTTTGCGTTTTTGTTTTCAGCCATGATTCTTTTCCTTCAAGGCTTGCTCGATTGCGCGAGCAACATCCAGCCAACCACCACCTTCGAGCACGTCATCAATGACATTTGACACTTCTTCGTCAGTCAGCCCCTGCCACTCACCCCATACGCCAACTTTCCCAACTCTTGCTAGATCAAACTTACAGCAATGCCCACAACGTGGGCACTCAAAATCAGTTGCCCGAACTATGCGGTCATTGGTTTGGTCAAACCAATCTTTGATGTCCTGCTTCATCTCATCACACACCATTGGATCTTCCAGCGCGGCACTGAGCCAAGCGCCAATACGGTCTTCTGGTGACATGCCATCACGTAGATTCTTGAGTTCTCGCTTCTTCACGTTTTGCCTTCGGTGAGTATTCAATGGTTGTGAATCGCTCTTCACATTTCTTGCACTCCCTGCGGCGCTCAATGTAAAAGCGGTAGTTGTTTGGCTCCCAATAAGATCGGGTTTCTAATACCCTCGTCTTATAAGATTTGCCATTAGGTAATCTGCAATAGGGACAGAACATGGCTACGCCTGATCGTTGTTGTCTTTCCAGCTTTCATTGGGCTTTTTGTGTGCAGCATCCCATCCAGCTCGGTATGCTCGACCGTTAGCTGACTTGGCAAACATGTACCGTGTTGCCTTGATGTCAGTCTTCAATTTCAAGAACCAGTTCACCCATGACTCATAGGCCGGATGAAACTCTGCGGGGCATCTACGCCCCTGATCGCATTCACCATGACATGGCGGACAAGTTTTCATAGCTTTTCCCTGATGTAGTCGCGTATCTCTTCACTAATCATTTCGCCCATCGTTTTGCCATGCGGGTAAAGCATGGAACCGTGGCGGCTCTTCTTCACAATTTGTATGGCGTTCTCCATGCCGAGCTTCATGCCGTCTTCAAAGTCGCCAGAGCGCTGACCCAAAGAGTCAATCGCCCGACGCACCATCTCTGACGCACGCCTACGCTCGCTGTAGTTACGCAGCTTTCTAATCTGATCCTCACGCAGATAGACTGAGTAAGGTATCAAGATGTCTTTCTTGACTTCCATGTTTCAAACTCCTTGCGTAAGTCCATCAAAATGGATTGCGCGTTGGTATCGGTGGATAGTTCAGCCCGAGTATCAATCTCGCATAACGAATGGATGGCATCAGCCGCGTCGTCTTCGCTTGCGCTGAATGTATGGCCCATCTCGACACACCATGCCTGGAACTCAGGGTCACGCGCTAGGATGCCGGCGGTCTGCACAAACGATGACACTTTTGGCCTGACAAACGGTTGCTCGTCGTCGCCAATCCGTGCCATCGCAACGACATACCGAGCCCCGACAAAATCTCTCACCAATAACTCAGGTATCTCATCGGGGTGGATGGATAGCGTCAAAAGAAACCCATTCTTATCCTGGCGCAAAGATACTTTGATGGATTCAAAGTTAATCGAATCAACCACGGAACATCCTCCCTATCAATGATTTGATCCGCTGCATGAGTGTCGGCGGAGGGTCAGAGCCTATCCTTTCGATGTACTCATGGGTGGTGATCTCAGTTATCCCCATCAGAGGCGCTGGCGGCTTGGGCGCTTCGGCAATCGCTGCCAACCCAGCAGGCGGCATGACCGTAGGCCATACCACCCACATGGGGCGGCGATGCTTGGCGCACACACTACCGATAGCGTTGCCCTGCAATACCGCCGTGCGAATGGTGCGCTCCTCGGCAGAACTCATGTAGCCCTTCTTCCATCCTCGTGGCGGAGAAAACATGATCTGGCAATGTTTGTATGCCGTCTTTTCAGAAATGCCAATTTGTTTGGCAATATCCCTTGGATGCCAGCCGTGAAGATAAAGATTGGAAATCTCATGCTTATCTTCATCCGATACAAAGTAATGATTGCGATCCGGGTAAACCCTAGAACGGGACTTCTTCATCGCTGATCTCCTTTTTAGGGGGCGCGGATTCTTTGGTAGCATCCGGCTTCCAGCCCTCCTTGACCTTGCAGTTGAAATACTCACCGGCCTGTGCGCCCTGTTTGCGCCACAGCGAAACGCCAATCACTGGCTGTTCACCGGATTTGGAGCAGCGCACAATGTACTCGCACAATTCCGGCGACAGTTCAACATCGCCCCGGAAGTCTGGAGCGCGTTCGCTTAACCGTTTCTTGGGGGCAAATAAGTTGGTGGAGTCGTAGTATTTATCCATTGTTGGCCTCTTTGATGATTGCGTCTTTGCGTGCTTTGAAATCTGCTAACAGCTTGATGTACTTGTCTTCGTCCAAGTCTTTAACGTGATTTACATTCTCAATGTTGTCCTTCCAGAACTGCTTTAGATCAGCCTCGGTCTTAGCCTCTGGCAAAAACGCAGTGAACATGTTTAAGATGAAAGCCACTCGGTCTTCTGCGTCAGCCTTGGGTATCTCTGGCTTGGCTTCAGGCTTGGGCTCGGGTTTTGGTTTGGGCGCTTCGGTCTTTGTCTTAACTGCTGCATGGCCGTCGTCATCTTCTGGCGCAATCCCGCACGCGGCCATGAGGGAATACCGGCGCACATAAGTCAATGCACTGGCATAGCCCTGAGCATCATGCTTGCTGGCTGGGAAGAATAGTTTTCCTGCGCTCAGCATTTCTCCGCTCTCGTGGATAAAAGTAGTTTCGGCCATTGCGCCGTCGGGTGATTCATGGGTCAGTTGCATCAAGAAAATGCCGTTGTTGTTCAACGCATCAACGACAGCCTCCACCACCGCTGACAAGTTGGCATACTTGTTTTTCAAGTGCGGGTTGGTGCTGGTCTTCAAAGCTGGGCCAAACTCTTTTTGCGCTTTAACTAGCGCTGTTGCTATCTGCTTCATTGCTTTCTCCGAGTTGTTTACCAAAATCACAAAACTGTCTTACACGGCAAAAGTTCAAACACCGCGTGTTAACACCGGGGCGGTGAACCACCTCCAGATCTTTCTTTCCGGCAACCATCTCTTGTGCTTCTGACTCCACAAGAAATACCTTCAATGCCCGTTTTGCCCCAGGCTTTTGTACGGCCCATGTCGATGGCTTCATCCATCGCTCATCAGGCGTGCAAAGTGGCGCGTCATCCATCACGGTGGCTGCGTGCAACGCAATCCTCTCTTTGACAAATGCCTCCTGTTCTTCAAACGTCCACAGCGGGATTTCAATCTGATGTAGTGGGGCCGGTGGATAACCCTCAACCTTGCCCACATTGCGTTTGGCCCAGTCGCGGATTACTGCGTTGATCATCAGCTTGCATACACGGTGTCCTGCTAGGCGAACCAAAAAGGCATAGCAGTTAAGCTGATACTCCCAATCAATCTTTTCATTCATCACGGCATAAACTGAGGTGACCTTCCAATCCTCAATGATCCGCCCTGCGGCGGTTATCTCCTGCCGGTCCATTGCGCCCGAGATCCTCCAGCCATTGACCGTGGCGAACATGCGTTGCTCACGTATGACTGTTGACTCGTCCGAATACTTATCCAAGATGTAGTGCGTAGCCGTACCCAATAAGCTAAACAGGACATCGGAAATGTCTTGCTCAAGCTCCTCGTGATGGCGCTCTTCCAGGGCAACTATCCTTGGTGAGTTGATCAATTGCGTCACCGACCGGTGAGCATCACCACGCGAGTAATGTTTGCCCTGGGCGAACCTGATCAATACCTCGGGGAGGTTGTATTTGTTAGTGATGATCACGGCTTACTCTCCTCAAACTTCTCCATAGCCGCGAGCAGAAGTTGTAGGATGTCTGGGCGAGGATCCTCAATGTAACGGTGAATCCAGAACATGACATCCTCCGCCGCAATAATCGCTTCATATAAATACCGATCATCCATTCTTCATCTCCTGATCACATGTTTGGTCAAGCCCATACCCGGTTGCAATCCAACTGGCATCGCCGCGGTAAATCGTGACGTGCTGCGTCCTTAGCCATTGGTATCGACGGGAGTCTTCACGCAATTGCCGCAACTCATGTTGGAGCAAAAGGATCTGCGCTGCCGCCTCTCTGGCTACCGACGCATCGATGTCCTTGGTTGCACCCATCAATCGTTCGACGATGTCCACTGTTTTCTCCGTTTCAACATTTCATCGGCCACTAAAAAAGCCACGTCAGCAAAAGCCACCTCGGGTTTTTGAGATGGCATCTGACCCCACTTGCCTGCAAATATCCCTGTGATCACTGCCGCAGCGAAGTGGTCACGCAAAGTCATTTCCTCTTTTTGATCATCCATGTATCGCTCCATGCCTTATGTCATCGAAACAAACCCAATCGAACCTAAACCGCCGATCCTTACCGTAACCAACCCGACCGAATGCTCCGCGCCTTTACTCGCCCCGCCGAGCCCTTACCGCCATATCCGTCCATACCGGGCCGGACCCGACCCTGCCCTAACCGCCGAGCCCCATCTTGCCAATCCGCTCCGCACCGATCCATAACCGCCTAGCCCCTGCTTATCGAGCCGAGTCTCACCGATACCGCCTCATCAAAACTCAACTTGCCGAATCCGACTAAACCTAAACCGCCCAACCGCATCCGACTTATCAGACCCCGCCTCTATCACCGCAACCGCCAGAATCACCGCACCCCACCTTGCCGCACCTGTTCATGCCGGATCAAAACCGCCACGCCCAACCGGACCGGATCAAACCAGACCACACCGGACCCCGACCGCCAGACCGCGCCCCGCCAGACCAGAAAGCGCCGGACCGCAACCGCCATGTAACTCCCGATGTCGCCCCAACGAGCCCCACCACAACCGCCTCACCCAACCCTGTCATACCATACGCATTCCGGGCCTCTCCCCGACTCAACCGCCCCGCCCTAATGAACCCCGACCTAACTTTCCTTAACCGCCTTCCGTGCCACGCCTAAATGGACCGAGCCTGACCCTGACAATCCGAACCAAAACCGCCGAACCGCACCGTACCCCGCCCATCCGGTATTGCGAGTCCTCAACCGCCTCGCCTCAATCCGCCGATCCATACCGCGCCCCGCGTCACCCTAACCGCATCACCGCTCCGGGCCCAACCTCGCCGCATCTAGCCCAACCGATACCGCCCCGCCATATCAAACCTCGCCGCGCCGCTCCATTCCCGACCTTAACCGCCTGACCTCGCTAGACCACGACCAACCGGGCCCACCGTCCATAACCGCCTCGCCCGACCAAACGTCGCCGGACCCACCGTTAAGCTGCTTCCTTCAAACGCATACGCATATCAAGGAACTCTTCCATCAGTCGGTCGATCTCTGACTCCATGTCCACGGCTGCGGCCACATTCCTGGCCCGCCGTAAAGCGGAGATCACGTTCTGTACTTCGTTGGCTAATACTTCTTTGGCAATCTCATGCTCGGTGCGGAGCTTGATGGTTTCCAAATAGCCCTGCTCTTTTCCGTGCAGACGTGGATCACGCACATAAGCTGGGGCTTTCAGAACAATTGTGTCAGTCGTTATGTTTACTTTGACTGTCGCAATGATCTTGCGGGCCGTGTGCATCCAATGTTCATACGCCGCTTCATCGGTATCCCAGTTAAACAGTTCATGCAGTGGACTGTCAGGCTGGCGGGCATCCTCCACCACATCACTGGGGCGGAGGACACCACCGTTATTGCGGGCTATCTCTTCAAGCCTTGCTTTAACGATGGAGTTATTCATGCTGCTTTGATCCCGCGCCGGCGAACCTCAACGTCGTACCACGACAGAAGCTCCTCAGTTTCGTCGTCATAGCACTCAGGATCATCTAACGCCGCTTGTTGTGCAGCCGCTCCACCGGTCTTGATGATCTCCAAATACTCTTTGTCGTTGGGCTCAACGATCCTCCAGCGGCCAAAGGTTCCAGAGCCTTTCTGCGGACGCCAATCACCAACACCCATCGTATAGCCTGCGGTAGCAAACAACGATGAGATCACGGTCGCATTCAGTACAGGGGTTGTGTAGGTTACTTCCACCTTACATGCCCACTTGGGAACAATCGCACGGGTGCGAATGTCTGGGGTCTTGTTGATGTCAGCAGAACGAACGACAGAACACATGACTTCAGGAACGCCGTAGAGGGCTAGCCTTTCACCGCCTTCAATCGAAGTCAGCCTGCCAATCTGTGCTTTCTTTGCACCCGGAACATCAAGCGCTGCGGTACACAGTGCTGCCTTGAACTGGGTATTCATCAGTGCAAGGACTGTCTCGCTGCCTTTGCGAGCACGGTAAATGGAATCACGGTACTCCTGAATCGGGTCATGCTTCAGTGATCCCTGCTTTTCAGCGGCGGTCTTTCTGCCGCGGGGAAGTAGTAACTCACGCTGTGCTTTCACAGACATGGAGTTCATCAACAACGGTGTGTCACCAACAATGTGGTACACAATCCGAGCACGAGTAAGTTCGACAATCTGTACTTGTTCAATCTCATCTGTTTTTGCTTTACGCATGTTTATCTCCTAGAAAGTTAAAGGCATACCGGAACGAATCCAGCGCCCGAGTTGCCACGACAGCACCACTACAAATCCCATCAGCACCAAGTGAGCCAGCAGCCGAGAGTTGCGCTGCCACTGGTTCAAAGGCATGTGATGGAAAACAAAAACACTTTGTACCCATAGCTGGTCGTTCGCTATTTCTTTCGACCACGGGGCCGGCGTCCCGTGGCGGTTTTTCGGAACGAGCCGTCCAATAACGGGTGGATCTGGGATAAAGGCAACGCGTCCAGATTTGTGCGTGGCTTTTCTTCCGGTTCGTACTTGAAGCATAGGTTCTCTCCGTCTTGTTCATAACCTTTTTGTTTGATCACGCGGTAAGCTTCGTAGTTAGCGCGAAACGCCCGTTTACGGTGCTCGCCTAGTGATGAAGCTTGACCTTCAAACATCACCGACAGGACACGTTTACGAAACATGACGGGATCAATGTCTAACCACATCAACCATCCATCTGCTGCTTTGGTCAATAAGAAATCCAAAGCCGTATACGCATCCTCTTTTAATCCCGCTACGCGCTTGTGCCGTGTTAACACGGGTATCGCGCAAGCATCCGATACCGCCAATCCCACTACTGCAAACATTAGACGCCGTTCTGGTATTGACACAATGAACCTCCTTTGCAACAATGATAACGCAAGTTTCCTATTGCAAGCAATACATATACAAGGATCTGACGAATGGTTATTAACAGCCGACAAAAGGGAAGACGCGGTGAGTTAGAAGTTGCGCGTCTGATTGCATCTGCACTGGGTGTAGATGTAAAGATCAACTATGCCCAGGCTGCTATGGGTGGTTATGACATTGCCGTATGGGGATGGGCCATTGAAGTCAAGCGGGCAGAGAGGCTTGACTTGCCTGCGTGGCAGAAGCAGGCACTGGCATCAGCCTGGAAGGACAACCTGATGCCTGTACTGTGGCATCGCAAAAACCATGCACGGTACTGGGATGTCTACATGCCAGTGAGTGTGTTCCTAGTGGTATGGGGCGGACAGGGACCATTCACTGAGGGTGACTGGATATGTATGTCAGCCGACGTGGCTATCGCAACAATGAGGATGCGCTATGGATCATCAGATCAGGAAAGTAATCGTGAACAACTTAGTCGAAACGATACCGGAGCAAGTCAAGATAGAAGTCTTGTTGGAGATGCTGCGTGAGCGTAGGAACGCATCAACGGACAGTGCTTATCGGTTAACTATAGCGCTGCATGAGTTGAAGCTTTTGACAAGGCTTAAGGAATTGAGCCTCCGCCACATGGCGGACCCTCAAAAAAAACCCGGCGGGGAAGCCGGGTGAACGTGATCCAACTCTCGGAGACAACACTAGCAAAAGTGTTGATGCCATGATAAACTTAAGTTGTCGGTCTGGCAACCGGCAGTTAGAATCGAGAAACCCCAGAACGTTTAGGTGGGGTATGTGTGGTCACAATGTCTTTCTCGATTCAGACTGCGTGATTGCCCATGCCAAGGGCCATGCCCCTCCTAAGTCTTCTGGGGTTTTTCTTTGGCACCGACCGTACTCCGCACGAGAGTAGGGGCCGCAAGTGGGGCTGCTCGGAGTTGAACCGCGACACGGTATGCGAAAGCTAGGGGGCAGATCCCGAACAATCCGTGGGGCTCGCCGCAGATCCAAGCCCGGGGGTGTAGGTGCTAACCCGACCTGCACATGGATCACCCGCAAGGGGGTGATGACTATCACCAATTGGCATCCTCTCTCTACCCTGTATGGGGTAGGGGGAGCCTTTGGGTGATAGGTAGGGTAATGCTGTTTAAATGCTTGCCGTCCGGCCATTTTGGCCTATTGCAATGGGTGAACAAACGTGGCAATATAAATGCTCCAAAAGGGGTATGGACATGAACAACTGGCCGTTTAAAAATGGTGATTTACCGAGGGGCATTATGTTAGAAAGACACGCACTGAGCGCGGCATTTCCTGATATGGAAGAGCAGCATTTTGATGAACTGGTGCAGAGCATCAAAGAGCATGGGCAGCGCGAGCCCATTACGCTTTATCAAAACAAAATACTGGATGGATGGCATCGCTATCGGGCTTGTGAATTGCTCCAGATAGGGCCAATGACAACGACCTTTGATGGTTCCGATCCCGTATCGTTTGTACTGGATCTCAACATTCATCGCCGCCACATGACGCCTTCACAAAAGGCTATGGCCGTTGTTACTGTGAACACATGGGCAGCAGTTGGAACCAACCAAAAACAGACGAAAGGCAAGAAAGCGACGACGGAAGGTCAGGATTCGGGTACGGGTGGGTCCGCCACGGGGCGGAGGCTCAAAACCGCTAAAGAACTTGCAACAGAAGCAGGGGTAGGAACGCGAACCATTGAGCGTGCCAAGCTGGTTGCTGATGAGGGTGATGATGATCTCAAGCAGAAGGTTATTGCGGGGGTTGTGAACTTAAAAGAAGCGGTTGACTTGGTGAGGAAGGTAGACCCGCAGCCGGAGGACAAGCCTGTTGATCCGCGGCCTAAGCTCACGATTGAGAAGCAGAAGTATGATGACCTGAAGGCAGCGTTTGATCAATTGCAGGAAGACTATGACGCACTGAGACAGAACTGCAAGGACTTGGGTGATGAGTTAGCCATACTGAAATCGATTGAGCAGGATGAAGCGGCGGCAAAGATGCGACAGATGCTTGCTGATATTAAGATCCTTACGGAGCAGCGCGACCGGTGGCAAAACCAGTGTGCTGAGATGCAGAAACAAATTAACTATCTGAAGAAACATGCTGTACGAAAGTCTGCGTGATTACCAGCGCGATTGCATCGAGCAATTGCGTGACGGTGTAAGAAACGGCAACCGGTCACAGGTACTTGTCGCGCCCACGGGTGGCGGCAAGACTGTGATGGCAAGTTACTTACTGAGTGAGGCCGTCAGCAAGGGGTCGGTTGCATGGTTTGTTTGCGACCGAGTGTCATTGGTGGATCAAACGTCAACGATGCTTGACAAATACGGTGTCAAGCATGGCGTCATCCAGGCGGATCACTGGCGCAACAGACCGTATGAATATGTGCAAGTGGTGAGTGCTCAGACCCTGGCTCGGCGGGAGGTAAAGAACCCCCCGAAGATCATCATCTGGGATGAGTGTCACACGATGTACAAGAGTGTGATCAATCTGATTGAGAAGTATCCCGATGCCAAGGTGGTAGGGCTAACAGCCACGCCGTTTACCAAGGGCATGGGGTCGGTATTTACCAATGTCGTTAACAGCACGACGACCAATCAATTGATCAGTGATGGATGGCTTGTACCGTTGAAGTGCTACCTTGCCAAGGCAACGATAGACATGACAGGAGCGGGGACGAAGTTTGATGGTGAATGGAAGGATGCCGAGATGGAAGAGCGCGGCATCAAGATTGTTGGCGATATTGTGGGGGAGTGGGAATCTAAAACACTTCAACATTTTGGCGGGCCGGTGAAGACGATTGTGTTTTCCGCCACGGTCGCGCACGGTCAGGCTATCTGCCGAGCGTTTGCAGAGAAGGGTTACAACTTCCAGCAGATCTCCTACCTTGATGGGAATGACGAGCGCCGGCGCTCCCTGATTGAAGAGTTCCGAAAGACAGATAGCATGATCACCGGGCTTGTGTCTTGTGAAGCGCTGGCAAAGGGTTTTGATGTAACGGACATCAAGTGTGGGATTGCTGCACGGCCTTATCGCAAATCGCTCTCGGGCCACATTCAGCAGATGGGCAGGGTGATGCGCCCACATGAGGGCAAAGAGTTTGCACTATGGCTTGATCACACGGGCAACTTGCATCGATTCGCCGAGGATCAGATGGAAGTATTCCAGCAGGGGGTCAAGGATCTTGAGGCTGGCGACTACGATCAGAAGGTACGCAAGGAGAAAGACGAGGAAGACAAAGAACAGCACGAGTGCGGTGAGTGCGGGTATTTCTTTGATGGAAAGATCTGCCCGTCTTGTGGATGGGAGAGGCCGACACGCAAAAGCCAAGTCATCGAGCAGGCTGGGGTGATGCACGAATTCAAACTCACCAAGACGCAGGATGCATTCAGCAACAGGCAGGACGTATGGGAACAGCTTTGCTGGATTGCTGAGGACCGCAAGGGAACGAACGATGCAGCCAAGCGGTTTGCTATGGCGCAGTACAAGAACATCTACGGCGTTTGGCCCAAATGGAACTTCAAGGACAGCATGAGGACGTTTCCCAGCAAGCAAGTTCAAAACCGCGTGACAAGTAATTTGATTGCGTTTTATCGCAGCAAACAACAGGGCAAGCGTGTATGAGTTTTGAACAGCACGCACAAATGCATGGCCTGATGGTGAGACATGCCATATCAGATGGGCGATGGCATCGTGTACCGACGGTGGACAAACCCAAGAAGCGCAACGGCGCATATATCTGGGATGGTGAGCGCGGCGTTGTCAGGAACTGGGCAACGATGGAAGGCTACGCCAAATACCCAGACCGCCAGGAGGCGTGGAAAGATATCAAGCTTCGCGTGTTTGACGATTCAGCAGAGAAGATAAGGCAGGCCCGTGTTGCCAAGCACGCACAAGAGATGATCAGGCAGGCTGTGTATGACAAGCACGCATACTTTGCAGCCAAGGGCTTCCCGGATATGAAGGGTCTTGTCTTGAATGACGAGCTACTGATCCCCATGAGGGACTTTGTAACTTACGAACCGATGTCTATCCAACGCATCAAGCCTGATGGAGAGAAGCGATTCCTGGCAGGGGGTAAGACCAAGAACACGGTCTTTATCATCAACAAAAAATTTATGAACGTGGGCGTGTATCTGTGCGAGGGATTTGCAACAGGCTTATCGATCCAGACAGGGCTTGAAGCGTTATTTAGAAATGCCGCGGTGGTGGTTTGTTTTAGTGCCAGCAACATGATCCATGTGGGCAGACAAATCAAACGAGCCTGTGTGTTTGCCGATCACGACGACACGGGCATTCGCGCCGCTGAAGAACTGGGCTTCCCGTGGATGAAGAGCGAAGCGGCGGGCGAGGATGCGAACGATCTACACATGCGGGCAGGGGTGATGGCGCTTCGTAAGGCGCTCAGTGAATTGTCCCCTGCAAGTCCTCGAAAGCTGCGCGGATGATGGGGCTGATGCTTTCCTCGTCCATGTCTATCGAATTGGCGAGGTAAGCAATCGCGCACGCCAGCGCAAAAATCGCCTGTTCTGGCGTGTCGAATTTGTGGGGTAGGCCGTTGAGAATCTCGGCCATTCCCTTTTGCATTTGCGCGTAATCGCTTGCCCTCATGCCAGCATCATACGGCAGAAAACCCAAAAAACCACCATGCCCCCGGCCCGTGAAATATAGCGCCGGCTGGGCTCCACATTTCGCAAATGCGCGGGTCTTTAAGCTTTAACAAACGCTCGGCATAGCCCAAAGCCTCCACGCCTCGCGGCGCTCGTATCAGAATGAATGAGCCTTTATCCGCAAGCGTGCCGGTGAATCCATTAGTGCCAAAGGCAAGCCGCGCCCGGTGAGTCGCTGAATCAAAGGCAAGCTCAACCGAGTCGCCCTGTCCTAATTGAATAAAGGGGTTCAGCGTCATGGGTGCGCCCTCTCAAAAGCTTTCGCCCTGGGGCCATGCACAACGATGGCAATGCTCGCCGCTGATGGCTTTAAAGCGCCATCACAGGCGAGGCAATCCTTGCACTGTCGCCCGGTCAATTCGTTGGCACAGGCGATCTCATGCCTGAGCAACGGCTGCGCTTTGGTGCGAACTCGGAAAGTCCGCCAGCCCATAGCCCGCGCAAGGTCGGCATCGGCTGCGCTTTCCACTGATGCCATGACAAGCTCCCGCATCGGCTGCGCCCACGCCTCGCGCCATTGGTGACTGTACCCTGTCCAGCCTCTGGCCCTGATCAGCAAATTGTCCCAGGCTGAAAGCGGAAGCATGGCAGGGTCGCCCGCTGCACCAAGCCGCACCTCGCGCCCCTCGGAAAATCGCCGAATGAGCGAGGGCTTGCGCCGTAAGTCAACATAAGCATCACGCCTGAAGGCTTGCCATATGCTAGAAGGTGCTTTCCCCCATTCCACATAGCACTGATGCTTAATTGAACAATCACCGCAAAAAGAGCGGTCGCCGCCGGTGGTGCGAGCTTCGACCGGGTGCATGTCCTGGCGAAGAATCCAAGTCTGGAGCATGTCGCCGGTTTTGTCGTTTTCGCTTTTCAGCGTAGCGATTGCCACGAGCGGCGCTCGGTCGATAGGGCTTGGGCCTTTCCAAAAAATAAAGCCTCTCATGTGCGCCTCGCGTTTCTGATTTTTTCGACAATGCCCGCAAGTTCAAAATCATATGCGCTGAAAACGACCCCGCCGCCATAGGCGCGGCCACGATATGCCCGCCCCCCGTAGGGCTTGGCAGAATGCGCTGCCATGCGGTAGCGCTGCAAAATCGTGTAGTCGGCGCGGAGCTGGTCGGAAAGCTCGGGAGGTTCCAAGTCGGTGAAGTGAACTATATGGCGCGGGTTGCCATTAACATCATTGTCTATACGTGTGAATCGTTCTTGCATGGTGTTATCTCCTTAGAAGTTGCAACATCCGCAGCAAGGGGCATCTTCACAAAGCCCGGCCTTGTTGCGGTAGTAGTCGCGGCCATTGATGCGGACATGGTCGGACACTGTCCGGCGGGTCGACATGTATCGGCCCACTGCCTCGGCGGTTTCCTCGTCAAGGTCGGGCTCGATTTCCCAGGAAAGCCACGCGTGCTTATTGCGGGCATCCCACATAATCGAGTCGCCGGGTTTGATTGGTTTGCCTGATTGGCTGCGGCCAGGGTAGCGGGCTGTCATTAGTTTCATAAGTTCACCTTATATCGTTGTATTCCAGAATTTGAACATCGCCGGCCATGACGAAGCGCACTTCCAGCGAGCTGGTGGTGTACATGTGCCAATCATCGGCGCAAGTGCGTTTGGCTATCTCAATGGCATCGCCCACATTGCAGGCCCATAAGGTCTCAACCCAGTCGGTCGATTCGCCCACGATGCAGACCGTGAACTGATGGCGAGGTGCATCCGGGTCGTCGTTTAAGGGGCTCATGCTGATTGCTCCTTTGTGTAAGTTGCTTTGGTGATTGCGGCATTCACGGCAGCAAAAGCGGCATCGATCCGCGCATCGTCGCCGAGGTTCCACAAAAGCACTTCGCGAGCGCGTTGCAGTGCGTCGAGCATGTCGGGCGCGGCGGTCATAAGCTCCAGGTCGGTCGTTATGTCGGTCGGCCCGGTGCGGGTAACGTAAGCGACAGTGAACCCTTCAGCGTCGACGATAAGCGCTCGGGAGCGATCGAGGTTTATGTCGTAAGTCCAAGGGGCGGGGCTCATGCTTTGCTCCGTGCGCCAATGAAGCGTTCAAAGCGTCCGTAAATGTGGACACTTCCCCAGTGGGCGGGATAGCACGCAGCCCAGGCCAGCGCGTCCTGGTAAGTGTGCGCTTTATGTTCAATCGTTCTATCATCGCTAAACACTCGCACCGTGAACGGCGCAAGCTTTAGCGCTAGTCGGTTAATCAGTTTTTTCATGTTGTCCTCTTGGTTGGATCGGTGAAAGCTCACCCAAAGGCCCGCCCTGTGGCGGGCAATTGGCTAAGCTCTCAAAACCCGAAACGCTCCGCGCAAATCGGGCCTATGCCCAGGTCGATAGACTCTTGATTTGAAAGCTCGCGCCCGCACACACTGCAAGCTCCAAAGCGCTTTCCATATGCAACGGCTGCGGCTGCGGGGTCGGTTGCCGCTGCAACAATGCGGTTTTCCTGGTCGCTCGTGCAATCCCTGGACTTGTAAAGCTTGCCGCCTAGGACTTTGCCCAGATAAGTATCGCCTTCCTTGACGTATACCGCGCCCGGATTCTTGCCCGCTTGGCCGGCTGGCGAAAAAACAAAGCTATCCAGGCGCAGCTTGGGCCATTTGATGCCCGCCGCTTTGGCACGCTCGAAAGCGCTTTCGATAGCGTTAATTGGTACGGCCTGGGCCTGGGCCTGTTCAACGGCCCGCTGGGCTTGCCACTTGGCTTGGCGCTCGGCCGATTGTTCGGCGCACTTGAGCGCTGCCGCAAGCTGCCGCTCGGTAAGCTTGCCCCACTTGCGTAGAGCGTCGAGCATGGATTGGGCGAACTCAAAGCGGGGGGCTTCAGCGTTGAGCCAGTTCCAGACAAGCGGGTGCTCGGCTGCGAAACTGTCAAGCGCGGCCTGGGTTTTGCGTTCAGCGCGAGCGGTTGCAGCTTGCCGGCGGCGATCCCGCTCGGACTTGGTAAAGCGGAAAACCAGATACCCCCTGCCCTTGCAGCGGGTGCAGCTACGGTCGCCCATGCAATCGCCATAGCCCGACCAAAAGCCAGTACCGCCGCACTTGCCGCAGTCTTCGCGCACTTGCGCGTCAGCTTTCAACGGCTGCGCGTCGAGAATCGGTCCTAAATCGTCAAGTAAATCGATCATGGTTTCCTCCAGGGTAAAAAACGCAATCCAAAGCCCTGCACGCAGGGCGATGGGCTGGGTTCTCACTCGCTCTGAATAATCAAGCGCGCAGCCTCGGCGGCGATGCTTGCGTGCGCGGCTGGATCGTCGCGGTCGGCAAGCCATTCGGCGATGTAGGCAAGCTCAACCAGTTCGATGATTTGGGGGGAAACATAGCGCCCCAGGCCGGCAGCGCGGCACATAGCCGCATTGCATAGGTTCTCTGGCGTTGGGTCATTGTGAAGGGTGCGCTCAGCCCGGCGGATCTCGGACAGAGGCATGAGGGAATCGAAGCGGTGGTGCATGGTGCGATCCCTTAGTAGGTTATGCCGCGAGTGGCAAACCAAGCCTTTATGTGCCGGTTTACGCCCTGGGAAAGCTGGCTTTGAATTGTTCCGACGAAAATCACGTCCCATTGCGAGGGTGGCGCGGCTTTCTCAACGCGCACCGTGTCGTATGCGTTGTCATAAGCTAGGCTCAGGATCTCCATTATTTGCTTGCGGTTAGCGTCTGTGCGGATGTTGCGGGCATCGTCAAAAAGAAAATAAAAGCGCTGGTGGTTTTCGGTGGTCATGTCGTTTGCTCCAGGGTAAAAGCCCCGAGAGGGGCGGAAGGGTTAGCGGATTAAGCGCTCAGCACGGGCCTGATGGTCGGTGTATGCCTCATACCAAGCATCAAGCCATTGATCAGCCTGGGCGCTTGCAGCCTGCCAGTCGACCACGGTCTCATCCGGTGCAAGCCCGAAGGCAATCACGAACACATTGGCAAAGCGCTTGCCGTCCTGGTACAGGTACATGTTCGCTTCATCACAAGCTTCCACAGCCTCACAGATAAGGCGAAAGCTGTTAGAGCGTACGAGGTCAAGCTCATCGCCGCCGGTATCAACGGAAATGAGCATGTTGTGCCGTAAGGCTGTGCGAATCAGGTGTCGGTAGGCTTTCATTGGTTGCTCCGAAAAGGGGTTGAAGGACTGCGCCTTCGATTGTCCTATTGCAATAGGTCGGCTGTCAATAGCCTATTGTCATGCCCAAATCGACCATCAGTCGGAATCGATATTCCGTTGGTCGTTTACCTTATGTTCACCCATGAAAAAGCTACCGGAAGCGGCAATAGCGCGGCTCATCAAGGGCGTGCCAGCCGATCAAGTGTTGGTCAAGGATGTAAAGCTCACCCCAAAGCAAAAGGCATTTGTCCGCGAAATTGCAGCGGGTGCAACGCCGAGAGAGGCTTACATGACAAGCCATGACCCCAAAGGCAAGCCCAAGACAATCCGGGAGTCGGCGCGGAGGGTGCGAAATGCGCCGGCGGTAAGCATGGCGATCGCTCGACATGAGGCGCTGGAAAGGGTGAGGTATTCGCAGAATCCCTCTCAAATCAGGGAATGGCTAACCGACCAGCTTCAGCACGAGGCCCGGACGGCCCAGCGCCCAGGCGACAGGCTGCGTGCCCTGGAGCTACTTGGCAAGCTTGCCCTGGTCGGCGCTTTCGAGAACCGCTCGGTGGTCGAGCATCGCAAAGCCCCGGACGATATGCGCCAGGCGCTACTGGCCAAGCTCGCCAGGCTTGGGGGCGTGGTCGATGTCCAGGCAATCGAGGCGAACCCCACCGCACCCCCACCCCCCCAAACCGGCCCGGCATCGCGTGCGCGCACTGCGTCCATTAATCCCCACCAACAATCCCCAGTTCACCAACAATCCCTAACTTCTGAGCCCCACCCCCTTGATTCTGAAATGGGCGAGCCGGTGAGTGATGTTGTATGGGAAGAGCCCCCCTTGTCTGAGGAAGTGGGTTCCCATACGGGTGGGGGTAAAAAGGAGAAGCCTTTATGGGAAGATCCTAAGCGGTGGTATGAGCATCACTATGGAGAGATTAAGATGGAAGACGAAATGCCGAGGGAGGAGTTTGCCAAGCGCTTTCAGGAGGCTAAGGATGACCCCGGCGCAGCGTGATGTTTATCGGGTGGTTGTAGAGTGGTGGAAGCAGTATCACTTTGGGCCAACGTATGACGACATACGGTTTGTGTTGAGGCTTGAGAGTAAGGCGGCTGTATGGAAGACGGTACAGCGGTTAGTGAAAAAAGGAGTATTGAAGCGTGAGAAGCGAATGGCTAGGAGTATCCGGCCTGCAACGATGAGGTTTAATGGGCGATCTTAAACAGTTAGCACTGGCGGCAATGAAGCACTTGCACCTTTTAACGAAGGAGGAGCAGGCGTTTTTGTACGAAGAGATCGCTCGGTTAGAAGAGGAAGAAGCTAAGAAGCAGGCTAGGAATCATTTCCTGCCGTTTATTAAGAGGATCTGGCCTGGGTTTATTGAGGGTTACCACCATAAGTTGGTTGCTGAGGCTTTTGAGGAGGTGGTGTTTGGTGATTGTAAAAGGCTGATTATCAATATGCCTCCCCGGCATACCAAGAGTGAGTTTGCTTCTTTTGCTTTGCCTGCTTGGTTCTTGGGGAATTTTCCTGATAAGAAGGTGATACAGACATCCCATACGGCGGAGTTGGCTGTTGGGTTTGGTAGGAAGGTTAGGAACCTTGTTAATTCAGATGAATATAAGAAGGTCTTTGACGAAGTAAAGCTTCAGCAGGATTCAAAAGCTGCTGGCAGATGGTCAACAAATAAGGCGGGTGAGTATTTTGCTATTGGGGTTGGTGGTGCAGTCACTGGTAAAGGTGCAGATCTATTGATTATTGATGATCCGCATTCAGAACAAGAGGCACGATTGGCAGCACACAAGCCAGAAGTGTTTGATTCGGTGTATGAGTGGTATACGTCTGGGCCAAGACAGCGACTCCAACCCGGTGGACGGATTGTCATTGTGATGACTAGATGGTCGTTAAGAGATCTGACGGGTCAGGTTATCAAATCAAGCGGCACGCGTGGCGGTGATGAATGGAAAATTATTGAATTGCCGGCGATTTTGCCCTCGGGGCGGTCGTTATGGCCGGAGTTTTGGCGACTTGAAGAGCTTATGTCGCTCAAAGAAGAGCTACCCGTTGGGAAATGGCTTGCTCAATATCAGCAACAACCAACCGCAGAAGAAGGCGCGATTGTCAAAAGGGAGTGGTGGAGACGCTGGGAAGGAGATAGACCGCCACCTTGTGATTTTGTCCTGCAAAGCTGGGATACGGCGTTCCTTAAAAGCCAGCGAGCTGACTATTCGGCCTGTACAACTTGGGGTATTTGGACAAATGAAGAAGGTGATACCAACATTATTCTGTTAGATGCCTTCAAAGACAGGTATG